CCTTGCCCCTGCCCTGATGTAGAACCAGATTGAGCAGAAACATTAACAGGAACTTCAATCTTGTCCTCTTTCTTTCTATTCAAATATTCGACAAGTTCTTTACCCAGTTCAATCACATCTTCAAACGATTCAGTATCAGCAGCACGATTGACCCACTGGATTTCATCCTCTCCAAAATCCACAATGGTACGACTACCAACCACTCCAACTTTGTAGTGAACATTGATACGGTCAATCAATGCCATCTTGGAAAGATTTTTACCTTCCAGTTCAAAGAAGTCTTTCTGATCCAGTTCACAATACCCTTTAAAGAAAGATCGGGCCAGTCCAGGATAACGACGTTTCATGAGTTTCTCAACACGAACATCCTCCAGCACGTTCAGAATGTCCCCAGGCACCTCTAAACGTGCCTCACCATAGTCCAGAGGAGTATATAGGGCATGACCCACTTCATGACCCACTAGCATGTCATACACGTCATTGCTGACATCCTTCCAGATCGGCAGACACAGAACACGATTTTCAATATCGAAGTAGGCAGTCTCTACAGCACGGTGCTCAACGTTGAGATTTTCCGTTGCCAGCAGTTTGGCAAGAGTGCCTTTGACTTCAGTGTTGATCATGGGACCTCGTTTGTATGAAACCATAGTACTGGATCACAAGCTCAAGGTCAAGTGGTTGACCGATCAGGATTAATTATGAATGGAGAATAGGGGACTCGAACCCCTCACCCCTGCCGTGCAAAGGCAGTGCTCTACCAAATGAGCTAATTCCCCCTATCCTTCCTCAACAATTTTGCTGAAGTCAGAAATCTTATCGAATCGTATGTTCTTTTCAAACTTGTCGATAAGAATTTCACCCTTATGGGAGATTACGAACGTATTCGTAGAACTATCTAGGTTCTTAAGAATCTTCAGTAATTCCTCAGTTCCAGAAGTATCCAAGGAACTGTCAAATACTTCATCTAGAATAAGAAGATTAGTCCACACACTACTCTTCATTCTAGCAATCTCCCTCCAAGTGAAGAGAAGAGCCAAATCAATCTTTTGTTTTTCTCCTTCCGAAAACGATGCGTATGAAAACTCATCACGGTAGCGAGACTTAATGATCTCATCAAACTCTTCATCTAAAGTGAAGTTAACATAAAAATCCATGCTTGTCAAGTACTTATTGATAAGCTTGTTGATGACAGGAATGTACTTCTTGATGATCTGAGATTTGATTCCATTATCTTTTAGAAGATTTGCAATGACTTCATACTCAACTCTTGTCTTTGATACTTGAGCACAACGTTCTTCAATCTCAGATTGTTCTTCCCGATAAACTTCTAACTTACCTTGCATCTTTGCAATGTCGGGTGATTCATCAAGACGTTGAATTTCCAATTGAATCTTTGAGATTGATTTCTCATTACGGGAAATCCTATCTCGCAACCTGCTAATGTTGTGTATGTTATCTTTTAACTTGTTCTCTCGTTTAATAAGAACCTCTAATTGATCATTAGTAGAAATAATTTTTTGCTGGAGCTTTATACATCCAGTATCAAATTGTTCAGAATTATTACGAAGATCGGATAATTTCCGATCTTTGAACTCACTATCGATAATCTGATCACATGTAGGACAAGTATCATTCTCTGTAAAGAATGCAATATCCTTTTGGGTATAATAAAATCTATTCTGAAGTTTATTCAAGATAGCATTTGCATTTTTTAGATCTTTCTGAAGATTCTTGATATCAACAATTTCAGTATGAATATCTAAATTTTCTGCCTCAAAGATATTGATGTCTCTAGTATACTCAAAGACTTCTTCTTCCAGAACAGAAATATCTTTGATCTTCAAATCAATCTCACCCACATTCGTTGTTTGCGAATTGCGAATATGATCCTCCTGCATTCTGACCTTAGTCTCTGCTGCTTTTAATTCATATCCACATTCTTTTTGCTTTTCTAAAACCTGGCGAAGTCTATCTTTTAGGAGAACATTCATTGTAGAAAAGATTTGAATGTCCAGAATATCTTCAATGATTTCTCTCCTATATGCAGGAGTTAACTGCATGAATGGAACGAATGTCGATGATCCCAGAATTACTACCTGAGTAAAAGACTTGTAGTTCATCTTTAGAACATTTTGTTCTAACCACTTTTGTTGGTCTGACGCAGCTGCAACTTGATCTACAAAGACATCATCTCTATAGATTTCAAATTTGTTTGGTTTAATACCTCTATTGATTCTCCATACGACATTACCAATCGTAAATTTAATCTCAACTACACATTCCTTTTCGTTGATACTATTGACAAGTTGTGGTTTGTTGATCTTACGGAATGGTTTGTTAAACAAAACAAAACAAATAGCGTCAAGGAGAGTTGACTTCCCAGCACCGTTTGATCCCTGAACCAAAGTCGAAGGACTTGTATCCAGATCTAGTTGTGTAAATTGATTTCCAGTAGAAAGAAAATTTTTCCAGCGAATCGTGTTAAAAGTAATCATTGAGGAGGAATTACAACATCATCAGGTTCAATAAAACAATAATTATATCCATAAACAGCACAGTTTTGTGTTACTTGGTCTTCATCACATTCCTGTATTTCTAGTTGATCGTCAAAATCATCGGCTTCTAAAAGTCCATGGTATCGAATAGCATCATCTTCTTGAGAAAATATTTGTACAGTTCTTTTACCATCTTTATTCATTACGGCATAAACACCGCCATGTCTTTTAGATACTAGTATATACATTAGACCTCGCAAGCTTCTAGATAAAGGGATCTTACTATGGACTTAATAGATTCTTTGTTAGCATTAAACTCTACATCATCTATATATTTGTCCAACATGGTCATAGTATCTTCGGTTTCTACATCATCAGATACCTCTCCATATTCTACAGATAGATCTTCGATAATCTTGAGATCTGCAACTCCTGCATCATACAACATCTTGATCAGTCTGTCAAACTTTAGTTGATCCTGTTTATCTTCAACAATTACTTTGACATACTTGCCTTGATATCTACTAACATCTTTCCAATCCGTAGCATCCCTATAAAAGATTTTTTCAAACATAGTATAAGGATTTTTAACGTATTCAAGTTCTAGATTGTCAGTATCTAGAATATGAAATCCCCTAGTTGCTTTATAATCGTTCCAATACAACTGGTATGGATTTCCAAGGTAATAAACATTACCTTTTGATGACTTTGTATGAAAATGTCCTGAAAGGACTTTTTCAAATTTAGCGAACGGTTCAGTAGATATTCCATGTTCCATTACAATACCAGGGACACTCTCAAAACCAGTAAACTCAAGATGGCCCACACAGAGAGTTGAAGTAGATTGTTCCAGAAGTTCGTAAACTCTGGATCGATTATCATCACATATCCAAGGGATGCCAAGTACAGGCAAAGAACCAAGAAGGAATTCACCAGGGCTATCCACAACCTGAATGTTTCCATACTCTCCCAAGAGGAGAGATGGGGCATTAATTCGGAGAGTGTTTTTATAGTAGATGTCATGGTTTCCTACGAGCATGGTCATTTTTACACCCAGTTTTTGTAACGGGGTAAACCACATTTCTTTCGCTGCTTCTAGCGAACTGAAATTAACAGATTTACGACGATCAAAAGTATCACCCAGGCAAAGAACTTGCCTAATTTTATTCTTCTTAATGTAAGGAATAACTACCTTGGAATAAAATTGTCGGTAGTACTCGACATAAATTTGTGAATCATTACGAACACCAAAGTGTTGGTCAGTGATAACAAGTACTTTCATAATCAATAACGATAGCTGTATTCAATGTTAGCTTTAATTTGATTGTAGGAATTGTTTATATCATCTCCATCTGAAGAGAAGACTTCTTCATATCCAGACCTCTCAATTAATTTGTCTTTAATATCCATTTGACGTTTTTCTTTTGCAATCCTTCTAAGAAAAGCATAAAACACAATCTGCGTGAAGTATGCAAAGGGATTCTTAGATTTTTCTGGATCAAAATTATCAACGTATTGAATACAATTTTCTATACCGTCACAAATCATATCATCTTTATACATGTAATTAATAAAGTTTGGACGATAAGATAAGTGAGTAGCAATCTTTAAAAAACATCCCCCAATGTAATTGTTGACTCTTGGTTTTTCAAGTCCATCAGCTTCGGCTTTTGCAACACTTTTTTTATATTCGACAAGAGCACGCAAGAACTCCTTATTATCTAGATAGTGTTGCTTTTTCTTTTCCATCATAAGTTGACTTAATGTGTTGGTATTATAATCTTAACGAAAGAAGTTGTCAAGGGTCTTGACAACTTGGAAAATTACATGTACAATAACTCTGTAGGGGTTCAAAAGTTATCTTATAGAGTTTTAAAGATCCTTTCCAACTTCCTTTTAATCTCTGCTATCTTGCCTTTGTGGCCCATTTCTTGATCTAGAGGAAGTTTAGCTTCTTCTATTGCTGTTTCAACATCTTCTTTTTCAGTAGATTTCTTAATAAAAAGTTCATACATAAATGTCATCTCTTGTGATAATCCACCCATCGTCATAATATCTTTTTCGTTAATGATGTAAAAATCTTCACTAGAAAATTCCATCCACTTATTCATTGACACTCCTTTGACGCCTCTTCCCTCTCCTAGAGATTTAGTGACAACTGATATCTCTACAGGATCTTGAACGTATATTACTGAGACACCTTCATCTTCTGTTGCAAAGCCTTTTCCGATGATTGTTTCACCAGAAACTAACTTCACTAGGAAGTGGAATTCTTCATCATGACGGACGTAGTTAATCATAGGATTCTTTTAAGCGAACTTCTATTATTTCATAATCAAATTTTTCTTCATTGTATATCTTAACTCTTTCAACTAAATGGTTTAGGGTAAAGTTTTTCAAATTGTTATTAGAAATATCATCAGCAATATCATAAAGAGTTGCTTGATTTTTGTTCTCGCCTTTTCGGAGAACACGGCCTATAGACTGGAGATTACGAACACGAGATTTAGAAGGTGATGCAAAAATAATATTATGGAGATTACGAATATTGATTCCAGTAGAGAAGGTTCCATAACTAGCAATAATAATGGCATCTTTTTCTTGCTCACATATTTGTCTAGCTTCTTCTCTGTCTTCAGTATCTACACCACCATGAATAAAGAATATCTTGCGTGTACCATTCATCTTACTATTTATCATATTGTAAAGTACCTCTCCGTGTTTCTCGACATAAGAGAAGAGTACTAGGGTATTTCCTTGCATATCTCGACACAAGTTACGAATTAACTTATTCCTTCCAGGGTGTGAAATGATGTACTCAATCTCATCTTGATATGATTGGAATCTAATAAACTTGTGCTTTAGAAGAAGTACTTTGATTTTTAATCTGCTAAGATGGCCCTGTTGCATCAGTTCATTGGTTTTAGTAACCTGATTGCATCTACCAAAGATACCCTCTAGAACTAACTTGTTTGTATGACTACCATCTAAAGTTCCTGTAAATCCGATACGATATTTACAATCATGCATCTTGGTCATGATTCCAGTTAAAGACTTTGCTTTTGCTAGATGTGCTTCGTCAACAATAACTACGTCAAATTCTTTAAACCATTTTCTATCTTCTTTATAGATTGACTGCCAGGTTGTTATTACAACCTCTGAATCCACGCCATACTTTTCTTTGCCTGCATAGATCTTATGGCAGTACGCAGAGGCGTTCCAGCCGTAATCTTCAAAGTCCTTATACATCTGCTCTACCAGTGATGTAGTTGGAACAACAAGGAGGACTTTTCTACTAGCATTTACATGGTATCGAATGATAGAATAAATCATCAAAGACTTACCAGATGCAGTTGGAGAAAGAAGTAGTCTCCGATTGTATTTTAGTGCTTCGTAAATTGCTTTATATTGATAATCTCTTGGCTTGTGAGGTGTGCCAAGGGACTTTACAAAATCAACTATACCTTCAGGAGAAACTAGTTCGTTAGTTTCATGAGGGTGTCCATAGAAGTCACAGTCAGAGTGTTCATAACTATACCCTCTTTCATTACACCACTCCTCCAAATAATCTACAAGACCACAATATAATTCCCCTGTTCCTGGAGAATAGAGTCTGATTTTTCCATCCCAAAACTTATTACGATACTGAGGCATGTATTTGGCATTGGGTACGTCAAAAGTAAAGTATTCGGCTAATTCAACATTGATATGTGGTTCAGTTACAATTTTCAAATAAACTTCGTTCTTCTTACGAATCTTCAGATCCATTCTATACTCCCGATTTAAATCTCTCCCATTCGATTGCATTCTTAATTTGATAGGAGCGATTACTTACCATTTTTAAAATGCTATCAAGATAAGTGAGTATCTGTTCTATGTAGTCCAGTTTGTACTGTGCCTTTTGAATGTCCTCATCAGCATCGATGAACATTTCAACTTCATCTTTAGTGGTTAACTTTAGATCAAACGGAACATCTTTATAGATTTCTTTAGGTGCTTTGCCTTTGTAATACTTCCACTTATCACGAACAAGTGTCCTGAGTTTGTATTGGTTTTCTCTTTTCATCAGAGAAAATGTGTTGTACAACTCAAAGTATTTCATGTGCAATTGTGGAACACGGAGAGATTCTTCGCA